CTAGGCCGAGGAAAAGGGAAGGCTTCACGCGGGCATCAGAGTTAGAAGAATTCAGGGTGAGGAAAGATGAAAGATGAAGTTTTGATAGATTGGATTTACAACGGAATGCCTTGTTTAGCTTGTGGTGAAAAAGTGTTTATGGAATGCACAATAGGAGGGGATGCAGATAATACTACACTCGTAATGAAAGGCGAATGCGATCCATGTTCTATCTCGCCCACAGGCCGCAACCCGATGATGATGATGATAGGTGGAAAAGAATGACTGACGATGATTGGTATTCTATTGATCCTAAAGTCTGGATCGATTACGAAGATGCCCTGGATGATGAGCAAGAAAATACGATCCGTCTGATCGAGTGGCAAGATGAAGCTCCACAGTTCGACGGAGTTCCAGAGGACTTTGACCTCCACATCATCGACATTTGCCTCATTTGTGGCAATCCTGTTGAATCCTGCGTGTGTGAAATGCCTAGACTCGAAAAAACATCCAATGGGTGCGATCTAAGAGCAACCGAGGGCGAAAGGATGGATTACCTTCGGGACATTCACGAAAGCCCTTGAGCGGTTTCTATGAGGGTACTTTTTTTCAGTGATCAACTCAATTGTTTTTTCATTACCAAAATTGCCAAACCGAGTCTAACTCCTGGTGGCATTGGTAATGGTGAGATTGGTGCTAATCCAGCAGCAACTCTAGCTGTGTTCTCTATTTCCTCTTTGAGTCGTTGAGTTGAATCCCATGCTTCTTCCGCCTTCTCAATAGAATCAAAAACTCCAGACTCGATCCCTTGTCGAATTCCATCTGGGATTAAATCGATCAATCCGGTTGCTTCCAGGAGAATGAATATCGCTGTTAATGCGCTTACATCAGATAACAAAGCAACCAGAGGTGTCAACACTCGGTTTGCTGCAATTGCCGTAACCGCAGTATCGAGAAGTTCTCGCTCTGCTCGCCCCAGGACGAGTTCATGGCGAACCACATTGTCGGGTTTGACTTTCGGCAACCGGATCACTCCGGCATATCATAGGCAGCCCAGGCATCGGCGGCATCGTTAGCAGTCTCGAAGTTTTGCGGGAGATCTCGAAGGAAGATTCGATAGTCCTTTTTTTCTTGAGACATGATGAGGTCTTTGAGTGCCCAGAAATCAGTCCGGGTTAATTCCTCGTCGCGAGCTTGACGCAAAATTCCCCATGTTATGTTTTTCTGGATTACCTCAACGATTTCATCGCCGTGCCAAATTGTGTGCGTTCTTAGATTCACCATTTCATCCCCAATGCGAGTCTTTTTCCTGTATCGAGATATCCTTTCGTTGCATCTGCAACGCTTGAAGGAAGCGCCTGATCGGATAAACCGGAAATCAATCTCCAAGAAGTCCGAGTCCCAGTCACTGAACTCGTCGCACCTCCAAATTGAGGCGTGTAATTATTGTTCAAACCCCACACCGATGCCGATGAACTGGCTGTGTCGCAAACATAACCGATCCAGTATTTCGTACCTGCTGTCATAGAGATCGAAGCGGAGAAACTCGTTTGACTTTGATCGCCAGATGAGGACAGGTCAAAAGTTGCATATCCGAGTAGCGTTTTTGGGCCATACCAAGTTTCGTCTTCAGAATACACACCGACGAGGACATTCTCACCCGACGCAGTTCCGTTGACTTTGATGCTCATTCGAGATACAGTCCCCGTAACAGGCGAAATGATCGGGAAGAAATACGGTTCATCGAATGTCATGCTTTGACTCGAAGCTCCTTGGGCCCCATAGGGAGTCATGGCCGAAACGACGTAGTCTTGATCTGCAGCATCGTCGTCAATCATCAGAGTCGGAAGCCATTCAGAACCCCCGCCCGCATTGGTTAGGCCAGTCCACTCACCAACAACAGCTAATCGTGCCAGGTTCACCAGGACGATTCTTCTGAGAGTATCTTCTGCCCCCTGCTCGGCATAGACTGTCTCAGCTACTGCCTGGAACTGGGCGAAGGTTAGGTTCTCCAGATCAGTAGTCTTGAGCAATTCGTAGATCCTGCGATCCGGTTTAGCATCTGGTAGAGGCATAATTCACACTCCTAACAATCCGTTCCACTCTGCGCGTACACATTCGACGGCGAGTTTTACCAGGACAAGTCGTCTAAGCTCATCTTCATTGAGATTTTCAACGCTGATCGGGTTCCCTGCTTCTGGAATAAACTCTCCAGCTGCGAGTTGCCCTGTCAAATCTTCGAGAGTTTGACCCTTCAACAGTGCATAGATGCGAGCTTCCCTAGGCGATGCGTTCGGTAATGGCATGATTAGAGCCCCAACATTAGCATAAACCAACCGAAGATATTGTTCGGTATTGGTGAGAATTGCCCTGGCGCTTGTCCTGGCAGGCCATTTCCTGAAGGTGGGTAGACAACCGGCGGTTGATATGCACCAGAAGGAGAAGGAGGCCTGTATGGTTTGTACCCTTCTGGGTTAGGAGGGACATTGTCCAGGAAGTCTGTGATTGGCATTTTCACACCATCATAGTTTCTTCTCGGCCCCTTTGAGAGCCGTCTTGATCTTGTCCAGACTAGCTGCGGAAATCAGTCCATGCAGGAAGAGCCTTCGAGCATCCCCGCTCATGCGCTTGATACGCTTCCGTTCTGTGGACTTCTTCACCCTAGATCACCTTCAGGCGTTAGTCAAGAATTGAGCCTTGAAGTTTAGATTCACTGGAATCGCACAAGAACTGAACAGTGCTTGATACTTTGAAGGATCTGAAGTAGAGACAGATCCAACGACGTTTCCTAGTGCGTCCACAACGAACGCGCCCTGGGTTTCGATTTTTGTACCGTCAACACTCGTGAAAAATGCCTTTTGGATTGTCTGTCCCTGGAGAGTGTCACCGATGCTGTTGGATGTCTGAAGATCCACTAGCTCGTTAGTTGCTCCACCACTAGGTGTCACAACAAAGATTCGAGATACTCCAGAAGATGTGTAGACACATAGTGCGCCTTCACGATCTGCTGCTGTGTTGTTCATTACTCGAACCTTGTCACCAGCCATTAGTGTAAATGGGGCGCAGAGAGCAGGGGTAAACGCTGTTACGCCCTTTATTCCGACAGGTACGATTGCAGCTACGAGACCCTGGCGCAAAATGTAAGCGTATGCGATTCCGTTATCTGAAGTCACTAGACCTGAAGTTACTGTCGACCCTGCCGCGTAATCACCGACATTTTGGGCGCTGACGGTGTATGCGGTATCAGTCGAGAGATCGGATTCGGTACCCTCTGCTAACTCGCCTTTGAGTGGAATGTTCGTTCCGTTGCTACAGACTAAGATCCCTGTTACTGTGTTTGTTGCCATTCATAATCACCTCAGAGTTTTATGCCGATCCCCAACGGCTTCATGATGTTTCGATTGACATTACTGATCGGTCGGCGGAGCAATTTACGCGCTACCTTGAATCCGACACCAATTCCAATTGCCTGGACTGCCATGGTTTGATAATTCGCCATGAAGTTAGCTTGCATTCCTGTAAATGCAGTTGTAGGGTGAGTAATAATTTCTGAAAGCGAGAGTTGACCTGCGCCTGTTACTGTCATTGCTCCGTTGCTTGATCCGTATGATATGTCAGATCCACCAGTGATAAATCCAACTGGAGAATTTCCAGCTAGTCCTTCAGTCAAAAGATTCGCATAAGCGTAACTCTCAATTGCTGAAATCACGCTGAACATCTTAGGACCGCGTCGTCTCTTTGACTTCTTGCGTCGTGCCATATTCTCAAGCGGTAAATCAATTCGCTAATAATCATTGTTCACTTTCAGGACTACTTTCAGGTGCAAACTGTCCGTCTGGTGTTCTATTTACGATCTTAGCCGGATTTTTTGCCATATTGTCCTGAATCATTTGCATAAGCATCATCTGGATCGGATTTACTTCAGGAATATCGCCCAGGGGCAAGTTCTCGATCGTAGAAGTTAGAGCTTCAGCCAGTTTTGCATCTAAATTCGCCATTTGTTCAGCAATAAACCGCAAAGACATTCGTAAATGCAAGTAAAATCCCGCATAAATCGCCACTATACACGCGCCCGCGATGAGTAGGGTCTCCATCATACCCTCATCCAGCCCGCAACGGGTCTTAATCCTGTTTCTGTGGCTCCCCGCCCACCCAACCACTGTTTGTCACCGTTATTAGTGATTGTTTAGGGATCGCAACCTATACCTCCGGGAATAATGGGGACCTCTTAGAAGCAGACTGCGCCACTTTGAATTGTGGGGAGTTCTTATAGTCCCAGAGATATCCGCTTGATTCATGGAATGTATAGTAGAAGAGTGCAACAACGAAGCCGATGTTGATGATATGACGATTTGTTCGCATTGTTATTTCATTCACTATGAGAAGCATAGGTGATTGAATGAAGCGGGGTATCTGGAGATGTTGGCAATGCAAACGCCACTGGGTCTACAACGTCGAGGATCATATCGAGAGCTTAGACAAGATCTGTCACGGATGCGGTCGTAGGAATAGAGCTACGATCTGGAGGAAGCCAGGGCGACGAGGTCGACACGCTCGAGCCCTGGTAATGTGCCGACCATCGTACATGCCACTACACGCGCTCCAGGAAGAAGTCAAGCGACGCAATGCAGCAATGGCTAGGCCG